TGAGGTGTTGCTGCCTATGGTTACAAGGACTAACGGTAGGGTAGTAATGTCTTCTACTTTTAACGGTAAGAACTGGTATTGGGACTGGTATCAGCGTGGTTTGCAGGAAGAGGACTGGGGACAGATAAAGAGCATCAAAAGAACATACCTTGACTTAAATGACCAAAAGGTGGAGGAAACAGTGTTAGGGATTAGAAAGTCTATGACTAAAGCACAGTTTGACCAAGAGTTCTTGTGTAGACCTGTGAGTGCCGATGCGTTATTCTCCAATATTGAGGAGGCTGTTGTTAAGAATGTGACAGAGCAGTACGATAGGCTTTACATCGGTATGGATATTGGTGTGGCGCAGGATTATACTGTGCTTACTGCGATGACTCAAGACTACGAGGTGATAGATGTTGATAGGTTCAACTTCAAGGAACAGGGGATGGACTCTACGGAGTTTAAACAACGCATTAAGGACTTTTACCTTAAACACTTTGATAGCCTTGCAGCGGCATACTTTGAGGTCAATAACAACGATTTACTCTTTGATGAGATTACGGATGACGATAGGATGTATAAGCTTATACCCTTTCAAACCACAAGTAAGAGTAAGCCAGAGATTATAAGGAATTTAATTAAGCTGTTTGAGGATAGTAAGATTAAAATACCAGAGTACGATGTGTTGGTAAAAGAATTGTACGATTACAAGAGTAAGAGAAACCCCATAACAGGTAACCTCCAGTTTTCTAACACCGATGGTAAGCACGATGACTGCGTAATGAGTTTAGCGATTGCTGCTTATTGCGCTACCGAAGAGCAGGACGGAGGTATAACAATGTTTTTATGATTTCACTACGACAGCACATAGAGATGATGGAGTGGTTACAAGCGGGTGAATCTCCAGCTAAATACATAGCTAAAATGAAGCCGTTGGAGTCATTAGATTTCTTGAGATATTCAGAGGATACCTATCCCATTAAAGACAATCTTAAAAAACCCTCAGTAAGTAAAAAATACTATACTAATGTTGAGTCTTTAGTCTTAGGACAGTTTATAATGCTTGAGCAGATAATAACAGGAAAGACAAAACTTGCAGACCACCTTATAGATTTTGAGATAGCTAAACTTATAATAAGGCCAATTGAACAGCAAGTGTTTGATAATGAGGACGCTAAAAAAGAAAATGAAAATGCTGGAGAAATACTATCTATGGATGTTAGAGAAGTATACTGGGTCTTAGAGCAGTTTATTGAGGCGAGAAACAAAACACTGTTTAAAGACTTTTCTGGAGTCTTCTACGATGCGAAAGAAGAAGAAGATAATGAGGTTGAGGAAGACAACAAAGAAGATAAAACTTCAGAAATGTTATTTAGTCAGCAGTGGTATTGGTACTCTATTGTTAGGATGTTAGCAAACGAAGATATCACTAAGTACGATGAGATTTATATGCTTCCTATGATGACTGTATTACCCGAAATGAGCTATTTAGCACAGAAAAGCAAGATAGAGTCTGCAAAGCAACGTCAACAACAGGCTATGCGTAAATTGTAAATTAAGAAAAGACTAACGTGAACGATTTAACCACTATTTACGAGTTGTTTGAGCAATTCGGGGAAAACCATTCTATGGTTAGCGAATTTAAGCTGCTCAACTCATTAGATGATTTAGAGAATATACAGATTAATCATAGGGGATTGTTTATTGCATTAGAGGACGCCAACATATCAAGAGATGGCGGTAACCCTATATACGATGTTAACTTCAACATAGTGATTGTAGACAAGGTAGCTGTAGATGAGCCGTTGTCGCTTATAAACTCTAATCAAGAAAATTTATTCGTGATGGGTCAGCTACAAGACTACTTCATACAAAACCTTGATGGTGAGCAAAGCTTTCAAGAGGTTAGTATGAGAGGCTTTTCTTCAGAAGACTATAACATCACTGCCTCTGTAAGTAATGCAACATTCGTTGTAGGGAGAAACCCGTACTTGAGAGACATTGATATTTAATGGCTGTTAATGTAAATAGAATGAAGAACCCTAATGCCGCTAAACAACAGCAGCAGGGTGCTTTGCGTTTCTACATACAACAAGAGCTTAATAAATCACAGATAATAAGCAGGTTAAAATCTAATTTAAAAGGAACGGCTGTAGATGGGGAACCTTACATACACAAAGCGACTGGTAGGTTAGAGAAAAGTATCACCCCTAATAAAGACGGTCAAAAAAATTGGGGTAAAAGAATAACTTCAAAAATTAAAGTTGACGCTTACTTAGGATTAGGTATCGGCATTGAACAAGTTTCGGCAAGAATTGATATGGAAGCTTATGGAGACACTCTTGATAGCGGAGGTATGGTTCAAGTTGAGCAAAACGACATATACCGATGGGTGTTAGCTAAGGCAAACAGATACCCCACAAGACAGTGGTACTATAGAGGAGGTCCAATAAGTGGCTCCGAGATGACAACAAGCGCAGCTTGGAACATATCATACCACGTTACTAAAAAGATAAAGGCTGTAGGTGTTAGAGAAACTGGTTGGTTAAGCATATTAAAAGGGAAACAAGGGCTTAACGGAGCATTGCAAAAAGCTTTTCTTCGTTATTTAAATGATTACGATGATTACACTTATGGAACGGTAATCAACAAATTAGACAAAATGTTAAGCAAGCTATAAAATGGCAGAACAGAATAAAAGAATACAATTTCTTCAAGATGCACTACGGAATTTAGCAAAGTCTGTAAGAGAGGTATCCAACGGTTTAATTGACCTTGATAAGATTATATCTAAATTAACAGGGAAAACTAAAGAGTTCGCTAAAGAACAGCAACAAGCTGCTCAAGCTGTAAATCGTGTTGGGAAGAACCTAAAGGACACATCTAAAACTGTAGAAGATTACGGGAAAAAGACTGATAAAGCGACTAAATCCTCTAAAGGGTTCTTTGGTGGGTTAGGAAAGAATTTAAAAACCATTATATCTTTCTACGGTGCATATCAGTTACTTAATGCTGGATTACAACTTCTTAATCAAATATTTGTTGTATCTGCTAAAAAGGCAATAGCTTTTGAAAAATCTTTAGCTGATTTAAGAGCGGTAGCTGGCCTAACTTCTGAAGAAGTTTCAGTTCTCAGAGATGTTGTTTTTGAAGTAGCTGGTGTTACCTCTTTAACCGCTTTAGAAGTAGTTGAGTTGCAAAAACAATTAGCTAAACTTGGTGCATCTACTGATGAAATATCAAAACTTACTAAACCTATCGCACTTCTGTCCCAAGCGTTAGGAGAGGATGCAGGTGGCGTAGCAGCTACGTTAAAGAAAACGCTTAATCAGTTTCAAGCCACTTCAGAAGAGGCTGAAAAGTTTGCTAACATATTAACAGGTGCTGTAAACGAAACAGCATTATCTATGGACGGTTTAGGCACTGCACTATCTTATGTAGGGCCTTTAGGAGCGCAGTTAGGTGTAAGCTTTGAGGAAACGGCAGCACTACTTGGTATTCTTGCTGATAACGGTTTCAAGGCATCTAAAGCAGGTACTGGCTTGCGTAACTTCTTTGCAGTAGCAGCAAAGGATGGCAGACCGTTTAATGAGTTTTTGGAAGATATTGCAAGTAAAAACATTGATGCAGCGGAAGCTTTTGAGTTGTTTGGTAAGATAGGTGCATCTCAAGCGTTGGTTATATCTGAAAACGTAGAAAGATTTAAAGATTTAACTAATGAATTAAACGAGACAGATAGACTATTTAAGGCTAATGCAGTTCAAATGGCAACTACTGAGGGTCAGTTTCAAATATTGAATTCTGCAATAGACAAAACACAAACGAAATTTGGAGAATTTATTTTAGACCAAGATATATTCATATCAGCTATAGCTTTATTTGATAGAGCTGCTGCGGGCCAAGCACTCGCATATCGTGTTATAGCAAATGCTACGGATGAGACAACAGAATCTTTAGATAGAATAATAGAAAGTCAAACGAGGTTTAACAAGTCAAGTAACAAGAACTTGACAGACCTTCAGATGATGAGCGAGGCTTTTGATGCGCTTGGGGATTCTGTAGATATTGATAAATTAGATTTCTTGAAGGAATTTAATGATGACCTTGAAAGAACTGGAGACGTTCAGCAGACCTTAACGAATCTATCAAACACTTTTAATGAAGAGTTGAATGAAGCCTCTTTAACAATAAGGGAGCTTATAAACATCACATATCAAAGAAGCAAGTCTTTAGATGATGCTTACATTGCTCAAGAGGCTAATAATGAATCTGTAAAAAGATATAAAGAAGAATACAGCGGTTTGCTATCGCTTACAAAACAGGGTATTAATGTTGATAAAGAGAAAGCCGAATTAACAAAACAGATAGACTCTGAAATAGAGGCTCTTCAAAAGGCAAGCTTTAAGGCAGCGGCAGATAGAGACTTTGAACAACAGGAGATTATTGTTAAGAGAATCGCATTACTCAAAGAGCAAAAAAACGAAATTAAAAACTTATCTGTTTCAGATACGCTATTAGCAGAAATAAAGAAAAAACAACTAAAAGACCAAGAAGATGCTCAAAAGGCAGCTTTTAAATCAGAGCTGGATAGAATTAAGTCTGAATTAGACGCAGAGGTAGATGCTATTAATGCTGTTACAAACACAGAGCTTGAGGGCGCACAAAGTGCTGAAGAAGCAGCGCAGATTAGATTAAAACAAGAAAAGCTTGTCCAAGCCGCCTATGCCAATTCAATGCGCTCTGTGGAAGGCTTGCGGGACTTGTATCCAGAATTTATAAGTCAGATTGATTCTGCTTCAGCTTCTTATGAAAAGTTTTCTAAGTTTACCCAATCAGAAATAGGTAAAGAAGGTGTAACAATATTAAAAGACTACAAAAAATCTTTTGAAGACCTTGGTAAACAGCTTAAAAATGAAACGATAACTTTAGCGGAGTATGAAGCAAAAGAAGACGCCTTAGAAGCTTCTCTTATTTCAAGTATAACAACCCTTAAAAACTCAACAGAAGCAAATCAAGAGTTAAAGGATATGCTTGATAAGATTGTCGTGTCTTATCTAAACGCTAAGAAGAGTGCAGAAGATTATCAAGAAGCAAGCGAGGAAACGGAGAAAACCGTTAAGGCATTGGGGCAAACATTCGTAGTTGACCTTTCTATAGAGGAAGCCGTAGGTATGGCTTTAGCGTCTACAGGTGATATGATATCTAAGTTTAATGACACAGCTTTAGAGAATACTAAAAATCGCTTAGAATCTGAAAAAGACGAGATATCTGCAAGGTACGAAGTAGAGCAAGATATATTAAAGTCTCAATTGGATAACCAGTTGATTACTGAATCTCAGTATAGACAGAAACAAAAGGAACTCCGCAAAGCACAGATTGCTGAAGAAAACAGCATTGACAAAAAAATATTTGAATCTGAAAAGAAAAGAGATAGACAGAACGCTACAACTGGATACCTACAAGCCTTGGCTTCCATTATCCCTAACTTGATTGTGTACGACAACGAAGCTAATCCTATTGGCCTTTCTATCAAAGCCGCACTCTCTGGTGCTTTAGCAACAGCAGCTTACGGAGCGGAACTTGCTGCTATTGGTCAGAGAAAGTTCTTCCCTAAGAAGTTTGCAGATGGTGGTATGGTTAACGGGCCATCACACGA